TCATCATTTTCCATACATTGTTGACATGTATGAAATTCATCACATGAACATGTTAGTTCAGGTGATATTTCATACAAATCAAACATATCAGCAGCTTCTTCAAATGACATAACTACTTATTTAAAAGGTTAAAAAATAAGAGAACTCTCACAAGGTTGCAACCCTTGAACCACGGCCCCTACCTCTCGGAAGATTACTAGCTGTTATCTAAGTAACAGTAGGTTTATAAAGAATATACTTTATAAAGATTAATGACTATGCGCGACTAGCCATAATCACCGTGGGTCTGTATCCTGCAATTGGATGAGAGTTAATTCAATTACCCTTCATTAAAGAAAGGGCATACAGCTTCATCTTTTCCTGTATTTCTACAGGAAATAGATGGTCTTCAATGTAAAATGGGTCAATCTCTTTTATATAGAAAAGAGGAACAATCGTTGGAACTCTATCTGCAAAAGGCTCAGGCTGTCTATATACCTCAATCTTATTTTCCTCTGCGAGAGCATAATACTCTGTATTTTTTTTAATGTGTCTCAAAGCTCCTTGAACAAGCTCAGGAATAGCTTTACGACCTTCTTCCTCTGAGAAGACAACTTTACTTTGAGCAAAGTCATCTCCATGAAGGGTCTGCCAAATCATGTATACTTTCATAACAATTAATTTATAGTTTTATGAAGTTAATAATAACGATACGACTCTTGTGTATTGTCAGGTCTTTAAAAAAAGAGGAAAAAGGGTAGATGAGTGACAAACAACTCTGTTAGTCCGAGCATAACGGATATTTGCTGTGTTTGTCACTCATCAGAACCTCATCTCAGTGCACGCTACCATTGCATAATACTAAGTAAGGTAATTAATCTTACGTTTCTTACACAATGCTGAGAGTCTCTTGGTCTTTTCCCCAAGGTAAAAAGACGGCAGATTATACTCATGCCAGGAGTCAGTATCAGAACGGTGCAGAGTCAATGGCTGGAGACGTAGCAGTAGCAGGAACTGCTACTTTGTCCACGTCCGTAAGGAAACTCCGAGAAGGAGTTCCTGTGGTAAGTTCGGTATGCCTGTACACAGGCAAACCACCCTTCGTTACCACCAGACCAGTCTCTGGGTTGGTTTTGGGCGTTTGGTTCGGCCGGTTCGGATTCGGAGAGGTATTCTCCAGAACCGAAATATTGACCTCCTGCCCAAAGAGGTCGTTAGCACTAAGCACAGGGCGACTGCCGTCATGGTAGTTGCCAGCAACTACGCCCAGTTTCTGCAACTTAGTTGCAGCGAAAGAAAGAATGGCAGTCAGTTTGGTGGTTGCAGGCACGTCCTGTGCAAATGCAACCAAGCCTCCTTCCCCAGGCTTTTGAACTTCCTGCATGAACTGGACAGAAACCTGTCCAGGACGCTTAGGATTAGGCATGATTCTACGAACCATACAAGAACCTGTGGAAAGAGCAGTCAAGAAATCAGCAGAGTAACTCATAATTTATAGAGTTTAAAATGAATGGCAAAATTGCCAAAATGTAGTATTGGTGTATTAGCAGGTGTATATCTAAAAAAAACGAAGTTTTTTTTCTAAGAAAGAAGAGCAGTTTTAATTTAGCCTTTGGTGCATGTTACTTAAATTCTTTCTCAAGGCTACCAACCTTGCGTTACAAAAGAACTTAATAAGTAACATGCACCTAACCGAGTATTTCTATGAGCATGGCTGCAAGACCAAGTGGTATCTCATAGTATATACTCTTGTCTAATCCCCAGAAGCCAATTCTGGTAGATTAAATAGGAATGACATAGGCGTGCCATCCCTGAGCAATCCGCTCGGCAATCCTTGCACATCGCCAAAATGTAGTATTGGTGTACTGGTAAGTGTGTATCTAAAAAAACGAAGTTTTTTTAAAAAGCAGTTTTAATTCATGCTTAGGAATATGAAAGCGTGCAAGTCCCTTTTTATTACCGAATATAACGGCTGAACGAGAAAAGGGTCCGCAATTAGATGAATTTCACACCTTAACCCTTACACAGAAGATGTAAGTTATCTTACTCTTCTATACTTTCATGAAAAATCGGGCAGTTTTATATCATGCCCAGGATACAATCTTATTCCTCTCCAGATACATTCTGGAGGAAGTCGTGCATGACCTGAATAATTTCGTTAAACTCATCAGGTGTAAGGTACGTTTCTTCTTCCTCCTCAAAGAGGAGGAAAGAATTCCATACATGCTCCACTAATTCGAGATATTTCTCGTCATCCATAATGTTGAAATTTAAAATTTACGGCAATATTGCCAATATGTAGTTTCGGTGTTCTGGCATTTGTTATCTTAAAAAAAGACACCATATAATGGTGTCTTCTTTTTATTATACTCCTTCAATGAAGGAGTGTAGGATTAATCCAATAACAAACACTACTAAGATGATTTGAATAGCCAACAATCCAGCCATAATTTAAAATTTTAATAAATGAAATAATATTTATAGGGCCCCACACCTAAGTGTGAGACCCCAGTTACGTTCTACTTGTAGTTCTTCTGATAATCAGAAGAACACACTCTCATCACGGATATAAATCCGAATGAGAAAACAAATGTCATAATCCAAGTAGCTAAATATACACTACCTTCATCGCCATACATTGCTGGTATCACCAGCGAAAAACAACTTACTATGAGAGCAAACAAAATCCGAAATCCTAAATAACCCATGACAATAAATTTAGAGTTTATGGCAACATTGCCAATATGTAGATTTGGTCAACAGGTATGTGTCATCTAAAAAACGAAGTTTTTTAAAGAAAAAAGAGAGAGCCCTGCATTATCTGCAAGGCTCTCACTTTTAGAATGGACCACTACCTTCACGGTAGTCTTCCAAAAATGTATTTATCGCATTTTCAATCTTTTCATCTTCTACTACTTTATATATAGTAAAATAGTGGTTGGCTAAGATTAAGATTTCTTCTAAAGACTTTGCTTTAGCCACCTCAGTCTTTATAGACTCCATGATTTCACAATACTCCATGACACTAAGTTTTAAGTTTGTGGCATTATTGCCACAATTTAGAATGGGTGTACTGGCGTATGTGTATCTGAAATAAACGTAGTTTATTTCTTCAAAATAACTTTGGCAATCATTCCCCGCGAAGCGGGGGGTACTAAAATCTAAAAAAACTTTAATGGGGTTTTTTATATAAGCCCTCACAAAAATTACTCTCATAAATTTTTTGCCTCACAAAAACCACTCTCACAAAATTTTCACTATTAGCAAGGGGGGGGGTTACTTTCTTTTTCTCAGATAAGTACCTGTCTTTTTCAAGTTACTTTTTTTCTCACACTCACAATCCTTAAATAACCCTTGGATAGATAGAAGCAAATACCCCTATTTTTATCTACCTTTCGTGATAAAACTATTGGTATCAATGACTTGTAAAGACATATTAAAATTTATATTATCATTACAGAATGACTACTATTCATCGTGAGATATACTATTAGTCATTACAGAATGAATAGTATGCATTTTTTCAATGAACTTCTAGTAAAAACTTTCTCACAATTGCACATTTCTGTACCCCGTTATTCATTTTTTTAATGTATATTTACAGGCATGAAGGATGACGAATTTAAGATCTATCAAGAGGAGAAATTACCAGATGGTACAATTCCTATTGATCCAGCTACTGGTGAAATTAAAGAGGTGATTGTACATGAGCATGTGTACAAGGTAAAAGATGATAAGGAATTTGTACTTTGTTATGTACATCTTCTTAATGCTATGAAGAGAGATATGACTCTCGCAGAGATATGTGTGTTTGCCTTTTTGGTAGAAAGATATGGTGATGGCAGGGAGTTCTCTGTAAATAAATCAATGAGGGAGCTTATATGTGAAGAGACTAAGGTTACTAATATAGGTACGGTAAGTAATATTATAAAGTCTCTTTGTGATAAAGATGTACCTATGTTGATTAAGCTTGGTAGAGGGTTATATCGTGTAAATCCAAGATATGCTTTTAAAGGCAAACATGATTTAAGGAATAAACACTTAGAAACTATTATTTTTAAACTTAAAAAGAAGGCGTAATGATTATTAATGAAACTGGTACTGTGGTTAGAGTTAAAACTATGGTTGATGGAGGATCAAGAGTAGAAATAGATTTTCCAGAAAATATTCCTCTTGGGAATTTTGATGATGTAAGAAAGGTTCCTGTGGTGGTGCGTATTGTACCTGAGATTTTATACATTAAAATGTTACAAGATGAACAAGGAACAACAGGAAATGACAATGGAGGAGAAGTGGAAGATTAGTATTTATGAAGATACTGTAAATTCTGTAAATGCAAAGGTTATTTCTCCCGATGCAATGAACACAGATGAATTTATTGAATTACAAGAAGAAGTTATTGAAATTAAAAAAAAGTATGATGGAAAATGGGATAAGATACAACAAAGGAAAAGTTAAATGGTCATTAGTGCCTTTTTCTGCTCTTGAAGGTATGGTTAAGGTGTTGGAGTTTGGCGCAGAAAAGTATAGTATACATAATTGGAAAAAAGGATTGCCTTATACAGAGGTTTGTGAATCTCTAATGAGGCATTTGTTTTCTTTCTTAGAAGGTGAAGATATTGATAATGAATCTGGATTACACCACAAGGATCACATCCTTGCTAATGCATTATTTCTCTCTTGGTTAATAGAAAATAAACCTGAATTGGATAATAGAGATGTGGAAAATAATTTATCAAACAAGCCTGTATTATATGAACACGGAAAATAAGTTAAATCTTGAGTCAGTAAATATTGAAAAGAAAGTGGCTCAGCCTGAAGAGATTGCTAAGATTTTAAGACAAGAAGCGAATCATAAAGGATATCTTAATGTTAAGATTGTTCGTAAGGGTGATATCTTTCGTGTATATCACAATGACGAATTAATCTACATTACTAATAAAGGTTGGGCAACATGATTAACTTTATCAAGAATTGGTTCTTTGAACCACCTGCAGAACTTTCCCCTAAAAGTAAAGAAATACTGAGTAAACAAAAGTATTTGTGGATACTTGACCCTGGACATGGAGCTTTGACTAAAGGTAAAAGATCTCCTGTCACTAAGGATGGTAGACAGCTTTTAGAGTATGAGTTTAATTTTGATGTAGCTAAAATGATTCAATGCCAGCTTTGGAATGCTGGCATTAAGTCTATTATGACAATAGATGATCCTGCTAATGTAGGAAATGCATTGTTTAAAAGGGTTTCTAAAGCTAACTCAATAAAGAGTCCTTTGCATAAAGTGTTTGTGTCTATTCATGGTAATGCTGGCCCAGATAAAGGATTTAGTGACAAAGCTCATGGTATTGAGACTTTCTACTTTTCTCCTATGGGTAAGATTATTGCTGAGGTGTTTCAAAAAGAACTAATTGGTAAAACTAGGTTAACAAACAGAGGAGTCAAAAAGGAAGATTTTTATGTTCTTAGATATACAGATCATCCTGCTATTCTTACAGAGAATGGATTCTTTACAAACCCCAAAGAATTTGAATTGATGATGACTAAAGAGTATCGTAAGAAAGTTGCAGATGCTCATGTTGCAGCAATTCAAAAGATTGAAAACCTCAACTTATGAATCAGTTATTATCCCATCTAACCATTTTTGTATTAGGCATTTTGTTAGGATTTTTTATTCTTGGTAAAAGTGTAAGAACTCCTCAACCTCCAGTTGTAAAGACAGTTGTTATTGATACATGCTTAACTAATATTGATAGTATTGCAGATATTATTGATACTATGCATGTTAGACCTGATGTTGTTGAAAGAGTTATTATTGATACTTTTGTTCTTATTGATAGCTCAATTTATCCTATTGATAGTTTGTCTAATGATTCAGTAGACTTTTATTGGGTATATCATGAAACTCCTTATGGTTATGTTGATCATAAATTTAAGATGAGTTACAAAAGAATATTAGATTCTAAGATTGAGTATACTTCTAAAGAAACACAGTTTATTCGTCCGTTAGAAAAACAACGGACTATTATATTAGAGCCTAAACATAGAGTTATTACTACGAATAAATATGTGCCGTTTGAGAATAGTTACAATCAAATTTATTTAGGAGCATCTACAATGCTAATGAATAATAGGTTGTTGTTTGGCCCTGAAGTAACACTGAGAACAAAAAATGATTTAGTAATTCGCACTACTGTCCATCTTGGTAAAAACCAAAATAATTTTATGTCAGTAGGTGTATCAATTCCTTTTAAAAAGTTTAGTAAAAATTAATGATCTATGCGACAGATTAGTTTAAACATGTTAAATTATGCAGTTGGTGTTGAGGCAAGCAATCCAGTTGCTGTAACTAAAGAAGAATTTTGGAATATTTATTTAGAACTTCTTGCAGTAAAGAATAATGTACATTTAGCTGAAAGAACAAAAGGTTTTTTTGTAGAAATTTTATGTGGAGAAATAGGGAAGAACTATTTCTCAGGAGATAATAGAGAAGCTATTGCAAAGAAATTAGATTTGCATAATACTCAGTTTACTCATTTTTCTAAAGAGCTTACAGGTTGTGGATATATGGAAAAATTAGGAAGAGGTATTGTAATGCCTAAAGAGAGTTTTATGAAGATGCAAAAGATGCTTGAAACTGAAGATGTAATTATTAATTTCTTATTTCCAATAGTTGTAAATAATGAATAAACAACATGATATATATGAAGCTGTAGCCCATGAACTTAATATATCAGAAGATTTAGTTAGATTTGTGATTGAAGATTTAGAAAGCTCATTAAGAATAATGATGAGAGATCCACAAATTACAGGACCTCTTATTGAAGTAAGAAATTGTTTTAAAGTTAAACTTAATGAGAAACATGCAAAAAAGATATTGCGTAAAGGTAAAATATCAGAAGAGAAACAGAAGAAACTATTTTTATTGATTAAACATTTTAATTTATGAACCATAAAACTAAAGGTTCTAGAACAAGAACAATGCTGGATATTGCAGCAAATGATTTTACAGACCCTAATAGTAAAAGGATTATTGGACCCGGAAAAGGAATATTTATGAATAATGACAAAGTAGAAGACGCTCAGGTAATTTTTACCGAAGTAACAGGTTATGAGTTTAGAGAGACTTTTGTAAAAGAATACAATGAAAATATTCTTAGCGTAGCTGACAAGTACAAAAGTTTTTCTCCCTTTCAAGGTATTGTTGTACGATGTTATCACAGAGAATCTACTGTAACAGAAGGTGGATTGTACATTCCTATGGATGCTATCGTGGTAAATGAACGTACTCAGAATGGAATTGGAGTAAGGGAAACACTACCTTCTCCTTGGCAGTATTCACGAACTGCTGTAGTTATAGCATCCTGTCCTCAGTATGGAGACACTTTTAAATTTGGTCAAAAAGTATTACTTAATGTATCGGCTATTCAAGCAGGTAAACAATCTGTTGATGCTCCTTTTATACTTCCTAATGGTTTTACCCATTCTGAAGATCCTAATAATCAACCTCCTACAGACATTAAGAACGAGGATTATGGGTATCTTAAAATTGATCCGTACAAATATTTAGATGGTTTTATCTTTTAACTTATTTTAAATAACCTACTCATGACCAAGACTTTCAAAACTGTATTTGATGAAAACGTATCATCAATGCAGGAACAAATTGTAAAAGTAGAAGAGGCTGCTAAAAGCCCCAAATCTGCTGATGATGCTCTTATTGATTCACTTCAAGTTGCAAAAGCTGTAAACCGTGAAGTGGATTTAATGGTGTCAAACATTATGGTTGTTCTTCAAGAACGCCCTGTATCACAAATTAAGTTTTTAGAATTTAAGACTTGGATTCCTTTGTTGCAAGCTGCTTGGGATGGCATGAAAGCTATTCTGTCTTGCTTCAATATTAACTTGGAATTTAAAGTGCCTGGATTTGTAAAAGCTATTGCTGGATTTATTGGATTTAAATTATGAATACATTAGTTACCACTTTATTTCAATCAAGGATTTATAGTCACTATCATCATTTATTGACTAAGTCTTATGCAGAACATAAGACATTAGAAGAATATTATGATGGTATTGTAGGCTTGGTTGATGATCTTGTAGAAATTCATTGTAAGATGGAAAGAAAAATATCAATGCCTAAGTCTATTGATATTCCGTCTTTTAATCCTGTTGAGTATTTTACAGGACTGAGTGGTTATGTAACAGAGCAAATTCCTACAATGGAAGATGAAGCTTTAAAGAATAAACTTACTGAGATTTTAGAACTGATTAATAAGACGTTGTATAGATTGTCGCTTAGATAATGGGGTATTTAAAACTAAATGGAGATTTGGATCATAGAGAAGATTTTTGGGATATTCATCCTCAATATCAACTCTATGATCCATTCTCTAAACTTTTTAAGAATGTAGAAGATAGGAAGCTCTCATCAGATATGATGTGGGCTATTGTGTATATGTTATACCCTGATGAAGATGAAAATATCTTTTATAAAACAGATGAAAGTACTCGTAAGGCAATGCTGCAAGAAACTCTTTTACCTGAAGAACATTGGGACAATGAGTTTTTTGTAGAATGTTATGATATGTTTCCTTATGAAAGTATGACAGCTGTTGAAAGAGCATTGGCAGAAGAAAAGAAAGCATTGCGTAAAAGAGCGCAGCTTATCAAAGATACAGAGTTGACTTTAGATAGCACTCAAATAATAAATAATAAAACTATTGTAGTAAAAGGCACTGCTTCACAGATTAATACTTTGCAAAAAGATGCACTTAAGGTATATGAGAATTATGAAAAGATAGAGATTAAGTTTAATAAAGAAAAAGCAAAAACTGTTAAGAAAGGAGGTGGTAAGATTTTTAAATCGCAAAATCAACGAATGTGGTCAGATGGATAAAGTTACCTACAGTATATGTAGTAAAGGATAATAAGAAAGAACGTGAAATGTGGATTATGATTAATGTAGATTTTATTAGTCATATTGAACCATACTTTACGTCTGAAGATTTGTCTATGGATGATGAGAAAATTATTATCACATTGGCAACAGATGAAAAGATAGCCTGTAATCTTTCCCTTGAGGAATTTTCACAGATTTCTAAACATGAAATAATAGATGGAGTAAATGGAGTGGATCAAGATACAAACGGGGACACTCTCGGAGATTTTGAACCAATTTAAACCTAGAGCAGTACACCCTTTTCATCCTGAGCATACTAAGATATGGAGAGAGTTACGAGCTAAAATGATTAATGGTATATGGGTTCTACAGTTTGGTCAGTGGAGATATGTGCCAGGTCGTATTGGTTTTATGGGTGTATTTGGAAGGTTTGAAGATTGGACAGATTACGGAGAACGAACTATTGGTATTCCAAGGATTAGAGACTTGGAATGGCATAGAATGTATTATCGTATGATAATGGATAAGTTCTCTGGTTTTGAAGGAGATGATGAGTACACTTCTGATTATGCAGTATTTGAATGCACAACAACAAAACGACCATCTAATATACCTGAGGATAGGTATTTACAGATGATTAATAAAAAAGGTAAACTTAAAAAGTTTATTAGTCCAGTAGAAAACCTTTTTGGTCTGCATAAAGAACCAAAAGGGTTTCCTCTTTATTGGAACCAAGCTAAAAATTATATTGAGTTAGGTTCTCGAGGTGGTGGTAAATCAGTAAGTCAAGCAATAGGTAATATATTGTTTGACTTATGTTTTTCTGGTCAAAAGAAGTATTTGCCAGGAGAAGAAGTTAATTCTTCAGCTGTTATTGAAGTTACATCTGGTGGTGGAGGTAAATCTACTGAGTTGCTTCAGAAAGTACAGTTTAATATGGATTGTATGGCTTCTACTGATTATCCTGAGCTTGGTGTTTGGGGTAAATCAAAAGCTGATAGTGAATATGAACCATCTCCATTTTGGAAAGAAATGGGTGGTAGTATTAAGATTAACAATAAGGAAGATCCTTGGGAAGAACGTAAAGATGTAAAGCAAGGTGGTGTTTGGACAAAGGAGAAAACAGGAGACAGAGTATACAATACTGCATACTCACCTAATCAAAAAGGTGCATCTCAAAAATCTGCTGGTGGTAGACGTACATATATTATTAATGAAGAGATTGGATTGAATACAGAACTGCTTGATTCATGGGGTTCTAACGAGCATATGATTTCTGATAGTGCATCAAGAAAGTTAGCAGGTCAGGCAGGTATTGGTACTTCTGGTGATATGGAAACTATTATTCCAGCAAAGAAAGTATTTACTCAACCTAAGGATTTTAATTGTATTGAGTTTACTTACCCTGATTATGATTCTGAAGCTTCTTATGGATTCTTTTTACCATGTTATATGGTAGATCCTGGGTTTAAAGACGAAGATGGTAATACTAATTTAGATGAAGCTAAGGAAAAGCATTTATCTATTCGTGAAGAAAAGAAAAAATCATCAGACCCTTCTGTATTTAGAAACCACAGAATGGGTGCGCCTTTTTATATTGATGATATGTGGGTACAGGCGCATGGTGATATATTACCTACAAAAGAAGCTGAGATTAGAGAAAGGCAACTTATTAAAGGAGAATTGTATAAAAAGATTGGTACTTCTATCTCTTTGTATAGAGATAGTAGCTCTCCAAATGGTGTAAACTATGATATTGTAGCTAATCCAGATCCATTTTATGAATGGCCTATATCAGTAGACAAGAAAGATTTATCAGGTGAATTTGTTATGTATATATCACCTGAGAAATTAAAGATAAATGGAGTCATTCCTGAAGATGCAGTATTTGCTGTACATGATCCATATGTATCTGATTCATGGAATGAAGGAGGATCATTAGGGGTTACATATTTTATTGTAAACCCTAAATACATTAGTCATGGTTTGCCAGGGAATTGTATTTGTGCAGGATTTGTTGGTAAACCTTTAGAGGGTTTAGATAAATATAATGAAATTGTAGAATTAGGTTTGGCTTTGTATGGTAATCCTATTGGAGGACTGTGGTATGAAGCAAACCGTGGTGAAAGAATAAGACAATATTTTATAAAGAAAAGAAAGATAGATCTTCTTTGTAGAAGACCCCAATATAGCCAAGGATCATGGATGTTTGAAAAAAAGGCAACTCAAACTGGATACATTGTTAGTGGTGCTTCTAAAGTTACACTTATTGATCAATTCGCAGACTGGTTAAAAGAAGAAACTGAATTGACAATAGATGGTGAGACAGAAATCAAAATGAACATTGAAAGAATTCCATGTTTATTTTTAATTAAGCAGATTAAGCAATACAATGACAAAGTAAATGCTGATGCTGTATCTGCCTGTTTAGGAATACCATTAGCTCTTGGAGAACAAGAAGTTAGAATGTCTAGAATGAGAAGTCATAATTACATTTCCATTGCACGATCCGTAAAACAACGTAAATATGCGAGCAGATATAAGACTTAGAATACCTGATTCTCAAAAAAATGAGAAATGGTATGAGGAAATAATTAATGACATTATTCCATACGATCAAACTGTGTCTTATCAGTATGAGCGTATGAAACGGTGTTATGATATTCTCAATAATGATTTAACAAGGTTTAAAGAGCATATGGAGGAATTTTGTTCCCAAGTTCCTATTCATATGCAACTTCCAGATGAAGAACCAGAAAACTTAATACCTTACAATAGAATATACTCTAAGTATATGTATCAAGTTGGAGAGATGCATAAACGCGGAGATAATATTGAGGCAATGGTACTCTCTGACAGAGAGAATAAAATAAAAGATGCTGAGCTTGAGAATATGCTTTACAACAGCATCAATGAAATGATTAATTTAAACATTGAAGGAGCTCAACTTCAACAACAAGGTGTACCTAAAGAAGATGTAGAACAATATATTGCTAAACAAAGAACACAACCAGAACCTGAGCAATTAGTAGGAACACATTATAAAAGTGAAGCAGAACAATTTTATAATGATGTCATTCAGTATTTTAAGTGGAAGTTTAATTGGAGGAAAATTAAAGATACTGCATTTAAACATTTAATGGCTACAGATGGTACGTTTGTAGGTATTGTAGAAGTAAATGGTCAACCTAAACCTATTGTTACTAATAATTTACATGTAGGATTTCACAAATCTCCTGATGTATTTGATGTTAAGAATGCAGATTACTTTTGGATTAAAGTACCTATTACATTAGCAGATGTCTATAATGAAATAGGAAATGAAGTAAGTCCTGAAGAAATAGAACAACTCGTTACTTTTACTGGCTCATCTAACAACAGAGCAAACAAACATCATGAACCTGGACCTGATGCAAAAGCTGAAAGATCTGAGCTATTAGCATCAGCTACAATGCATTATGCGGATGACAGAGAAGTAGGACACGGTATGGGTTCTATGACAAATCGCAGATTTAATAGTGAAACACTTACTTGGAAAACATACTTGCAATTTAAAGCATATCGTCAAGTTTGGTTTATTACACGAACTGATGATTATGGTGAGGAAATTACAGAAGTAGCACCTTCTAATTTTAAACCACCAGCTGATGCTACCAAGACAAGAATTACAAATGATTATGGTCAAAAAAGCACTCGGTACGAATATTTAGATGAGTACAATAATGCTTGTTTTGCTGAGAAATTATGGGTTCCTCGCAGGTATGAAGTAACAAGATATGGTAGCAGATTGATTTGGAATTTTAGAGAATGTCCTTATCAGCCATTATTTACAGGAGATCCATTTGGTGATTTTACATTAGGTATCAATGGTAGGTTTATTTCCAATCTTAACTCACAACCAATTTCATTAGTAGAAAGAGCACTAAATACTCAGTTCCAATACTTTGCAGTAAAAGCTCTTCAAACAAAAGAAATATCTAAATACGAAGGATTTATTAAGAACATATCAGTTGATATGATTCCTGAGTATTTACATACTGATGAAAATGGTGAACCTCTGTATGAAGGTATTGATAAGATTGCAATGTTCATGTACTTGAGAAGAAGTCTTGGTTATGCACTTCAATCAAGAACTGAAGGCTTAATGCCTAATTACAATAGTGGTGCTGTTGTCAGACCTGAAATGGCAGGTGCATTTGGTGAGATTATACAAATGCAACAGTTCCTTGAATTATTAGATAGAGAGATTGGAATGCAAATGCTTGTACCACCACAAGCAGAAGGTGTTATTGAACCAAACAGTAATGCTTCTGATAATCAAATGGCTGTACAGCAGGGATATACTATGTCTGAAAGTTATTTTATTGAGTTTAATGAAATAATGAAAGATTTAATAAATGAATATCTTCGTCAGTTTAGAATGTATTATACTGACTTCTTTAGAAAACATCCTAATAGAAAAGAACATTTTCTAAACTATGTATCATCTGAAGGAGTAAAGAAAGTACTAAAGATTACTCCTGATATATTAGATCATGAAGATATTGGAGTGTTTATAGGAGATGAAACAAACAATGAAGAGTACAGAAAGTATATGTTACAATCTGCTCATGCATTTGCTCAAAATGCTGGACAGGGAATGGAAACACTTTCTAATTTGTTTTTGTCTATAATTAAAAAAGAGTCTCCTGAAAAAATACACAAGAAGATAACTATGGCTTCTAATGAGCAGCAGCAAAGAATGGAGCAAATGCAACAACAGCAACAACAAGCAATGATGCAAGCTGAGCAGAAGAAAGAACAAGTTGAGATTAATAAGATTATGGTTAAAGGAGAAATTGATAAAGAAATTAAAGCAATGGATCTTCAGAAATATATGATAGATAAAGACAGTGATAATGATGATGTTCCAAGAGAACTTGAAGCTGCTAAAACAATTCAAGATATGAACATCAAAGAACGCGAACAAAATAGAAAAGAAAGAGAAACTAATATGAAACAACAACAAGGTCAAAGACCTTCTTAATTTATTAAACAACAAGAACTATGGAAGATTTAGTATTACCAGATTTTGACTTTATAGATGATGAAATCAAAGGTGATGAAACCACCAATGAAAAAAAAGAAGACATTCTAGGAAAACCTTCTGCTTCAGAATTTCAAAATCAATTTAGTGATGAAGAACCTGATGATGAACCTGATTCTCAAGAAGAAGATGAAGAACCAAAACAAACTACAAAACGCTCTAAGCCTGCAGACGGTGAAGCATCAGGATTGTATCAGTTTTATCGAGACAAGGGTTTTATTGCAAATGAGTATGAAGATTTTGATGGTAGTTATGATCAACTAGCTCAAATATTAGAGCATGAAAATGCAACAAAACTTCAGCAATCACAAGAAGCTATTTTGCAAGCTATTGTAAATTCTCCAAACCCTGTTACTTCTAAGGTATTGGAATATGTTGTTACAAAAGGGAATGATCTTACTCCAGATGAATTTAGAAAAATTATTGATCGTGCTGAAGCAGCAAATGTAGATTTGACTGAAGAAAGTTTTAATGATGAGTCTGTTGCTGAAGATTATTTGACAAAGCAACTTATGGAACAAGGAGATGATGAAGAAACGATTGAAGAGATTATTGAGTTATATAAGGATAAAGGCACACTTAAGAAAAAAGCTTTAGCTGCCTTTAAAAAGGATTTATCTTTAAAAACCAAGGACTTAGAAAAAGAGGTTAACAAGGTTAAAGAAGAAAGAGCACAAGCTGAACGTAACATTGAAGAGTTTCAAAAGGGTTTTGTAGAAGCAATTAATGAAACTGGATGGATGGATAAGCGTAAGCAAATTGTTTATAATGAACTTGCACAAGGTGGTTTTAAAAATAAAATTGAAAGCATTTATAATCATCCAAGAGGCTTAGTTCAGCTGTTAGATTTTATGTCTTATTTTAATCCTGAAGATGGTACATTTAATTTAGATAACTATAAAAAGTCCTCAGTTTCAGACGGTGTGAAAGAAACAAAAGAGAATTTAATGAATTATTTTAGAGGTACAGGGAATCTTTCTGGGTCAGATAAGGGTTTTGGTACTAAAGTTAAATCTTTGAATGATATTGAATTTGCAGACTAATTTTTTACTTTAATTTTTAATTTTTAATTAAACTCGAATTTATTATGAATAGGAGAACAGCACTTAGTGTTGCCGAATATCAACAGTTTGGTGGCACTTTCTTTGACTCATATTCACATGCAGCCATGTTTCGTGACGAGAAGCCATTCCAATTTGGAGTGAAAACTGCTCGTCTTTTCTCTTCTGAGTTCATGGGTGAAATGGTGAATAAAAAGTGGACTTGGCATACAATGGCCAAAGGAAACTATTACACAATTCCCGGTGGTAAGGATGAGTACGAGTGGGAAGTTGTAGGTGATGCACTCATTGAGTATCGTGTCACAGGTATGCTTGAATCATCTGGCACTCAAATTGGCAAGGGTGGACAAGAAACTTTCCGTATTGTATTGAATCATCCACACGTTGAAAATCCAATGGTCTTAAAGACTGAGGATGACAATGCACCTTTAATTAAGGTTGTATCTGTTGGTACACCTGAATCTATGGGGCCTTATCAGTATGTAATTACTTGTAAGTTGCAGACTTCAGACCCTAATGCTTACATTGACTCAGCTTTAATTGATGAAGGAGCTACTCTCATTCGTGTTTCTTCTCAGGTGGGTGACGAAGATAACCCATTCTACGCTGGAGATGAGTATGGTAAGATGGCTAAACTGCGTGGTGTAGTTGGTCAGTCTGCCAACAAAGTAGAATTTTCTGACAAGTTTGTTCGTATGGAAATTTCTGCTGCCCGTAAGGGACAAAACAATAATGCCCCATACAAGATGGGAGGTGCTACTTACAAGGATGGAGGTTTCCATTCTGGTTACATTTATCAATCAAATATTACCAAGAAAGGAACTAACGAAACTATTCCTGCAGGATTCTTTATTTCTAAGGCAGAAGCTCGTTTGTTAGATCGCTCTGAGATGGATCGTGAATTCATGATGGAGTTTGGTAATCTTGAAATTTCTACTGAGCCTAACACAGGACATCCAATCAAAACTGCTCCAGGTTGGAGACAGATTGTTCGTGATGGTCAGTATTTCCCACACGATGGTTCATGGACACTTAACGAGTTGTATGATTTCTTACATCAGATTTTTGTAACTCGCCGTGGATTTATGAACCGTAAGCCTTACATGATTGGTGGTACTGGTTTTATCAGCTATCTGTCAAACCTGATTGCTGCTGAAGCATCTACTTTCCAAACTGTAGAGCCAGGTCTCTTTATTCGTGAGAACAAAGAACCTATTGGAGTTCACCCTAACGAGCTTGAATATGGTGCTCAGTTTACCAAGATTAAGTTGCCAATGGGTATTGTTGTAACTGTAATGTATGATCCATTAAAAGATGATCCACAAATCTACAGGGAAACAGCCCCAGGTTCTTACTTACCTCTTGAATCATTCTCATGTGACATTCTTGAGTTTGGTAAAACTGAAAGTGCTGCACAAGGCTCAACTGGTGAAAACATTACTATGGTATGTCAGGATATGGTAGATGAATACTACCATGTTTCTAATGTATATGACATTCGCAGGGGCCCCATCACAGATGGTGGTAATGCTTATTCTAACAACAAGAAGACTGGTATTTATCGTACTATGTGTGGTTCTCTTGCTGTTTGGGATACAAAAGCAATTGGTCGTATGGAATGGGTAGTGTAATTATTTAATTTAAATATAAGTCCATGTTAACGGAAATATTAAATAAAAAAGTATTTGTTATTCCTGTTCCACGAAAGAGTGTGCAGGGTCGAAGTGATTATGATATTAATCTGTCAACAGGAGAAAGAATCTCCGCTAATAGAACCAGAGCAAGAAATGCAAAGGTTAGAGTAAAGTTTACATCTCCTGACGGATTTAAATTGAAGACTGGCTTGGACGAAGTTGTTGACAATCCTTTTTATGGCTTAGAGCTTGATCAGATTGCCAATGACATTCGTCCAAGACAGTATTGGGCGAGCATTTACAATGAAGAAGTAAGGGATAGGAAAACTCTTCCTCTTCAAACATTGTATGAAATTATTGATGATCAACCAAAGAACTCTTATACTTCTGTAAAGAATTTAAGACCTGCGGATGCAAAATACAATAATGGAAAAGCTCCTACTGTTCTTGAGGATTTTGCTTTGTATCTAGATGATAACATGGCAGTTTTTAATGGGAATACATCAAGAGGGCGATTGGCTATTCTCTTGTTGGAAAACCATCCAAAAGTTGCTAAGTCACGAGAAGAAGCTAATGTAACTAAACATGAGTTTTACTTAGCATCAGATGATGAAGCAACAGCAAGGAAGAAGTCAGAACGCTCTAAGATCATGGAGACAATGGCAAATACTAAAGACTTGACTACTAACTATGATAAGTTTACAAGGTTCCAAGTAGCCAGTATTCTTAATGTAGTAAAAGACAAGCAGATTATTGAAACCAAAGTGGATAATGAACTTGAAGAATTTGTATTTATTCAAAAGTCTATTAGAAACGGAGGAACTCAAGAAGAAAGGCATAAGAAGTTCAATGAACTGTATGATCTTGTAAAAGCAGGAAAAGATGGTAAAATCAAATTATACATCAAATACATGTTTAAACAAGCTTTGAATTACAGGATTATTGTAAACTCAAATGCTGAGTATTTGTGGCTTTCTAAGAAAGACCATGAGAATGTATATAGGTTAGGACGAGATCTTGATAAGATTCACAATATGTTCCACCAAGAATATATTAACTATAATCCTGACGTTGATGAATATAATTGGTACAAAGAACTTGAAGAAGAACTTGTACGAACAGGAATTACTACACAAGCTGACTTATGATTATCGAGCAGTTACATAGCGAGGTTAAAAGAAAATGGGACATGTTAGGGAACAATGTTCGCCCCAATCTATCAGATTTGGAGGTGGACGTTGTTCTCAACACAGCCATATTTTTGTATACAGAATATGCGCTGTATAACAAAAACCCAAGGAATTTTAATTTCGGTTTTGAAACTACTCAACAAAGATTGGATATGATTCAAACTTTGGTTGTTGCATATCCTGAGCAACCAGAGATTGATTTAACGCCTTTGGGAGATAATATTTATAGAATTAATTTTCTAACAGATACTATTCTCCCACTTAAGTCATTAAGAAAAGCTCGCGTATATGATCCTGACTGTAAAGCATTTTACAATGTATTTATTTATCAACATGATGATTTAGATTGGAAACTAAAAGACTATCATTACAAACCATCAAAAGCTTGGAAAAGAGCTGTTGGTGTTATTAGAAATGATAGTTTATATGTGTATACAAATGGGGAGTATAGTTTAACTAAAGCTAGAATAACCTACATTAAAAAACCAAATGAGGTTGCACTTGGCACTTATACTATTCACCCTACTATTGAAGAACCTTTTCCAATTGCAATCAAACCTCAAGTAGAATGTGATCTTCCAGAAGATTATCATTATTTAATTGTTGACCTTGCTGTAGAAGAGCTGTCAAGGATCTATTTAGATGTTAATAGAAAGAATTTACAAACCGAGAAAATCGTTAATTTATCATGACTAATTCAAAAACATACCAAGATTATTGGTTCGTAGCTAAGGGTGATCAAGCCCTACCTATTACAGGTAATATTATTACAAATGGTATTGCTGATGGACAGTTAGGTGTAATTGCAGCTGACAGTTCAGGATCTTTAAATTCAGGAGATTTTGTAGACTCAGCTGATACTGCAGCTACAGTTCCTGCCATTAAGATTGTACAAGGTACACCTGCTAGTGCAGATTATTCTAACAATGTAGGATGGTTCAATGAAGACAAAGCATATGTTTCTTCACCTATTATTCGTAATGGTGAGATTCGTAGCTTCTCTGCTCAGTATGCTCCTGTTCAAGCTTACTCATCTTATTTGGCAGCTAGTTTTTCTGCTCCTACTGCTGACCACGAATATTCAATCTATACTACTTTAGATTCTATTCGTAAGGATCGTGATTATGGACGCAATCAGCACCGCATTCCACCTGCTTATTACAAAGCAGTTACTGGTGATGGTGTAGATGATTTGCTTGTAAACATTGCTCACAAGTACAACCGCTTTTCTAAATTAATTACTAACAAGCCTCGTCATTCAACTCACGAGATTGTTTGTTTAGGAATTGACATTAGTGGTGGAGGAGCAGGTACTGTTATTGGTGATATTGCAGTTGGAGATTCAGTAGATTTTATGACTCTTAACGGAGTAACATATTCATTTACTGCAAATGAAGCTTTCCTTCAAACATTCTACAATACTATTGCGAATACCACTGTAACTGCTACTTCAACTATTGAAGTTATTGACCCAACCTCAGTAGCTCCTGTTGATGCATTATTGTTTGTAGGATTAGATGAAGACCTTTCAGTAGGTACTGATCTTATTTACGACAGCAAAGCTAACATTCGTGCTCTTGAGTTTGGACGTGATTTCCAAACTGATATGAATGTTGCTGTAACTGAAGCTTCTACTAAGCAGAACGCATTAAACAGCTCACGAGTATTAAAGATTCGTTGGGAAGAAAGTGGTTCTACTTTACAAGGTACTATGCAATTAGCAGGATTTAGTGATACTCTTATCCTTCCTCCTAACTACATTGCAGATGGTACTGAGTACACAGTATTTACACTTACTACTGAGCGTAAGATTGATACTCTTACTATTGAGCCTAACTTTAAGTTTCGCATCAATATTTTAGTACCTGGTGCTAAAACCATTGTAGATGCAAAAACTGCAATTACTGTTGCAACTAATGACACTGGAACAACTTCTGATGCTGTTAATAATGATGGTTTAGAGCAAGTACTTGGTACTTGGTTAAAGAGTGCTAATACTCACCAATTGTTGGGAACAGCTACTGCTTCTACTTATTTTGCATAATTAAAATTTATCTTGAATGGCTACTGAATGGCGTATTAGAACTTCAGTAATCAAGAAAGATGAAGATATACCTGATAATATAGTTGCTGGAGGGGGAGATTTTCAAGATAAAAAAATCTGGTGGGCAAAACTATCAGATCTTCTTGCAGATCTCCCCGGCAGCACTTTTGGTGATGAAAGGGTAAAGTCTTCTTCTACAGACCCTACTACAGGGTATCTTGATTCCAAGGTTAGATATTCTGTAGAAGTTGATTCTAACTTTATACAGCTTACAAATGATGTTGAAACACCATTGCCATATCAAGTATATGGTACAAATCCAAATGGCACTCGTACTTGGATTGACAAAGCAAGCTTAGTTGTAGAACTTACAGATGATGATTTAGCAGTATCAGGTGACCCACAGTTATCTGATTTTGCAAATCTAGTAACAGCTAATAACTATGAAGATGCTTTTATCTTCTATGGTACAGCTGATAATCCTGAATTAGTATATTATGTAGACAAAGAAGGTAGTCTATTAAATATACTGTCTTCATCAGGAGGAAACCAGTTGCATTATGGAACTGATAATAGTGATTTCTTTTGGTGGATATGGGGACCCAATGCTAATCTAACAACACAATATGTAGGAGATAAAGTACAAATTGTAGTACCTGAAGGGTCAAGATTACTGTCTATTAAAATAGTACCTTATGCAGATATTTATACTGCAAACAATGACTTACTAGTTGAAATAATATACTTAGACAAATGGCTTTATGCAGATTATGCAGCGTATGTTCCTACATTACAAGTAACTGTCCATGATGCAAATTGGTCTAATGTCCCAACTGAAAACAGCCCTAATTACTTTATCCAAAATGTTGTTACAGGTATATACGAAGTAGAAACAGGGTCTACTACCAGAACTAAAATAGGATACATAATTCAAGATGCTAAAACCTTTTTTGCACAACCCGCATTTGACCTCAAATTTATACCATGAGAATATTTATTAGCATATTATTCTTATTATTTAGCTTATATTCTTACTCTCAAACTGTGGAATTATACCCAGGATGGAGAGTAGATGTAACTAGTATTGTAACTACAAGTGATTCTACTTACAATGTAAGCTTTAGTATCAATCATCCATACAACACTTATAATGGAAATGATGTACAACTTAATGATGTATTGTACACTAATTCTGTTAGCTATGGAGATGATTGTAACGAATATATAGTTACTAATATTATTGACCAATTTGCAGGTCAATTAGTAGTTACAGTAACTGACAGATTATCTCAAGGTATACCTGCTCAAGGTATTGGTGTGTTGGTAAGATTATCTGAAAGTGGATTGACTCATTGGATTGCAAATGTAAGTGATCCATTAAATCAATGTATTTCTGCTAAACTTGCAAGTTCTATTGAAAACAAATTTGTTGATATTGAAAACCAAATAGATTCCATCTATGCAGGTACATTCTCTATGTACATCTCTGATAATGATACTACAGTTCGGTTAATTACTGAAGATAGCATGTTTATTGTTGGTGATGCTGTACAATTAGATGGAAACAAATTTACAATAACCCAAGATGGGAACATAGATTCCTTCTATGTATACTTTGGAGCAGATAGTGTTGTATATATCCAACAAGGAGACACTATCTTTTTAGCAGCTTTTGCTCCTGTACCACCTCCAGGCATTGTAAATTGTAATAGCCCAACAGAAATTGTAGATGTTATTAACCCTGTTACAGGACGCACATGGATGGATCGTAACTTAGGAGCTTCACAAAAAGCCACATCATCTACAGATACAGCAGCTTATGGAGACCTTTACCAATGGGGTAGATTTGGAGATGGACACCAATGTAGAACAAGTGGAACAACTACAACAGTAGCAACAACAGCAGAACCATTTACAGGCGGTGTTTGGGATAGTCTTTTTATTTTTGGTTCAAACGATTGGTTAACTTCCCAAAATGATAATTTATGGCAAGGTGTAGATGGGATTAACAACCCTTGTCCATCAGGTTATAGACTGCCTACAGAAACTGAATGGAATGAAGAAAGATTATCTTGGAACAGTAATAATAGTGTAGGTGCCTTTGAGTCTCCTTTAAAGTTAACACTTGCAGGTCAACGTTTTTATAGTTCTGGAGCAATACTAACTACTGAATCTTTTGGTTATTATTGGTCTAGCTCAACTTCATGGCCTAATGATGTTAGTTATTTAGTTATTCAAAATAGTAATGCTACTATTGGTTCTTTTTATAAAAGTTTAGGTTATTCAGTTCGCTGTATCAAAGAACCATCAGGATTTACTACAACAGACACAATTATAAATTCTTTCAAAGCAGGATATTTATACGATGCAGATGATACAACTGCTATTCGTCCTGTTGTTATTGACAATGATATTTATTTCCAATTAAATGAAGAGGCTGTTGAAGATGTTGTTGGTACTGCATTAAGTAATGGAGATCATACGAATATTGTAATTACATATAATGACAATACCGGAGGATTTGCATTTTCTGCAATAGACACATCAGGACGTAACCAATCATTGAGTATTACCAATGATACATTATTTTTGGCTGATGCAGATACTACGTTGAAAGTGTTACTTCCTGAAGATTTAGTCTTTGATGGAGATTCATCAG